GTCCATAAACGAGGTGGCATCTGAGCCACTTCGTCTAAGACACATCCATCCATGTAAAGACCACGCAAAGTGTCTGGTCTTTCACAACCGAGTAACTGGATTCTTCCACCATTCGGAAGATCACATCGCAGTTCAGTTTCATGGTATTGGACATCTGGGAGGACATCCGTATAGAATTTTAAATAATCCCAACAGTTTCTCTTGGAAATAGAGTAAGTTGGAGAAATATAATAATATCGTGGGTTAGGTAACTCGTTTTGTAAGCACTTTTTAATCATCTCATTGATGCAAAGTACCGTTTTACCAAATCTACGGTGGCATACTAAAACATTAAATCTTTTTAATGACTCGTGTATCTCTTTTTGTAGTTGTCTTGGTTTATAGGGAATAGTAATCTTTTTCACGATTTCTTTCCTTTATGTTCTATGCACTCAATACTAAACCTAAAGTAAACATTTAATTCATACTTTTGCCAGTTGGCAGCCAAGTCTAGGCATTGTTCTTTTGCCATTGGTTGCTGTAAAGCCATCTGGTTGCCGACATACACCCATTCAGTTCCGTTATATCCCCATAGACTTATGACCAGTATAAATACTTTCGTCACTTCTGCTTGAGAAAGTCATTCATGCGAGAAACATCTTTGCCTTTGACAATTCCTTTGCCAGATCTATCAGTAAAGTTTGATTTGTTGTTCAATGCTTTTACCAAGTCCGTAAAGGAAACTATCTTCGGCTTATTTTGTTTTGGTTTTTTATTGTTCATAAAGTTCGTTAGAAAAACTGTGCTGAGTTGAAGTGGTTTCCCATATATAAATATAAATATAGATGGGGGTTGCTTTCCTTTTTCCGCCAATAATTTTAAGATCCTGGCAAGAAATTACACTACAAACACTCTACAAGTTAAATAATTGGCAGAAATTAGCCAATAAAAACGGTTTATGTAACCGTTATTGCTGCAATCATAAAAAATCCATAAGGAGTCTGTGTCAAAAATATTATTTAAGGGAATAAAAACAAATATTATATTGTATTCTCTACAATAATATTCTTATCACCCTTTAAAGATCTATTCTTCTTCAGCTTCCTTACAATAATATAATGATCCTTATCGTTACCTAATTGAAACCCTTTAGACATTGCATCGACAACCCTTAACAATTCAATTTCATTGTCTTTAACCGTTTTTGCCTGTTTCTGGTCAATATGATGTAATTTTAAATTATTTAACATTTTTTCAAACAATATTAATTTTTTATCGTCTTATCTATTGCGTAATATTGTCATTATGATAATATTATCTATAACATAATAACAAGGAGTAATTATGAATTTAGACAATACAGTAATTAATTACAGAATTAATACTGAAAATCAAAGTGATGAAGTTCGTCAAAATATGATGGACTTCATCAGTGAATTTTTTGATTATTTATCAAAAGATCAAATTAGTATTTTAAAACTATTACAAGAAGATGAAAAATTTAATTTTCATCTAAAAAACAAACAAAACATTACAGTTACAAGAACTGAATAAACAAGGAGTAATTATGGACTACGAAGGACTTATTTTATTTTTGATTGTAATAGGAATAGTTCCTGCAATCACATTATTTTTAAACTTTATGCAATAGGAGAAATTATGCTTAAATATTATTATCATTTTATTAGATTTAATTTTTATAAATTAATTACTAATAAAAAAGATCATTGGAAATATAACTTTCATTTATCAAATATGAAAAAGTTTCCTAGATCCTACGGTTGGATTAATCATAAATAACAAGGAGTATATATTATGAATGACGCATACACAGAAGATCTTACAAAGTTTGGTTATAGAGAACTAGACATTGCAGGAGATCTTTTAAAAGCAATTAAAAAAGGTTTACCGTCTGATTTTTACGAAGAAGGTATAAAACTTGGTTTTAATACTTATAGCGGTAATGTCTTTTTAACTAACGAAGATTACCAAGTCGCAATGGTTGACGATGATGGTAAATTATATTCTTTTTATTCTTCACCTTACGATGGTTTAGAAGGATCTTATGAGGATCTTAAAGAAGATTATGACGACATGCACCCAGAAGATCAAGAATGGTTTGACGATCTTACTAAATCTTTAAACAAGGAGTAACAATGTCAAAAAAATCTAGTTTAGAATTATTCTTGCGTAAATATCCTAATCAGTGGCACTCTTACGCACAAGATTATAAAACTAAAAACCAAGTTAAAAAATTATTAAATAAAAATCTAAAAGGTAAATTACCTTTTTTAATTATAACTAATACAAATCAAATGTATTTTGAAATCAAGGAGTAATAATGAAACAAGATAAACTATTTAACTTTTTAAAAACTATCAATTTAGAAGATAAACAATTTATTTTAAATTATCTTCTTGTGAGTGATGATACAGACTTTTTTTTACACAGTAATAAAAAAGGAATAGGTTTTTCAACCAGGTCTTGCTTTGGATCTTCAAAAACAGCTGTTTTTTGCACTCTTAACGGCTTAACAATACAAATTAACATTGAATTAGATAATTTGAGAATGTGTGCCGTTAATGAAAAAAAATCAAAAATAAAAGGTGATAAAATCAATTGGAATAAAACAAAGCTTAATTCCTTTGAAATTATCACGAAGGAGTAATAATGAAAATTATAAAAGTTAATGCTTATGAATTTAAAGAATTAAATCAAAAAGCAAAGAATGAGGTTGTTTATTGGTTAGATCAACACCCTTTAGATTATGAAACTGAAGATGAGCAAGGCAATATTATAAAAGAATATCAATATTTTTCAGATATGGAAGATATTGATATTATTGAACATTGTGAAGCTAATGAATATTTATTTAATAAAAATGGTGAGCCAATTCACCATTTAGAAATCAAGGAGTAACAATGAATAATAAAACAATTGATATTACTAAATACGATCTTACAGATCCTAAAACTTTATATAACCTTGTTTATATACTTGACGGTCAAAACAAGGTTAAACAATCCCAAATAAAGGATTTAACAAGTAATATTAATTATCTTGTTAATAACAAGCATAATAATATTAAAAAATATCTTAATGATAATGGCTTCATTGTGATAAAAAATCCTAGTATTAAGGAGTAATAATGAAGCACAATGAATTAAAAAAATTAATGAGTTCGCTTGATATAAGCCAAGCGGACTTATGCAGAATATGTTTTGATCAGGTTACACCCTCCGATCGTTCAATTGTTTCTACTTGGTTAAGCGGTAGGAAACCGATTCCAAGATGGGTAAAACAAGTTTTAAAATATTATAAGGAGTCTAAAAAATGAAGTGTGTAGAATGTAATTCAAGACTAGAAGAAGAAAAAAAAGATTATATAAAAATAGATAATATATATTATTATTTTTGTAACGAATGCTACATAGAATATATGGATGAAAGCCAGGATTAATTCCTGGCTATTTATTATTTATTTTTTAGTATTTCATATAATTTTTTAATAATTCTATCTTGTTCTTCTTTGTTTAGCTTATCAAAGCTAGCAGAAGTTAACAAAATTTCTTTTATTTCTTCATAAGTTTCTTTTTTCATACAATATAAGACGGTTAAATTCTTAAATTGTTGTAAAAAAATTAATGTATTGTAGGTTTTGTTGTTATACTTCGTTCAGTTTCAAACTGTTTAACAAATTCTTTTATTTCTCCTGCACTTTCAAAGCTTGTAAAATGTGCAATTAATTCAGGTTTATTTGTTATTTGATTTGTAATTAAATAAAAAGTTACAAAAGCATCATTGTTTAATAATTCTTCCTCAAACATTTTATTTACTCCATTCTATTTCAAATTTCTCACCTTTATTATTCGTTAGTGCTAATTTATTCTGATCGCTGCCAAATGTTTTTGGACTAAGTTTACTTGCAAGAAATTGTTTATGCTTAACAAAAATATCTAAAGCTTTAATGCTATTGAGATTAACCTTTTTATCGTTAGCATCTTTTATCATATCCTTGCATTGATCCTCTACAAGATCCAAAGTAAAATGAATTCCATCACTTTTTGCTTGTTCGTATTGCTCTCGTAATTCTGGTTTATCTGCCATCCACTTCCTAAAAGTATTCCAGGATAAATTTTCTTTGGCAATTGCCTTCCTAATACTTTCACCTGTTGCAAGAGCTTCAAGAATTCGCTTAACAGCATTCCTAGATTGATTAAACTTAGGAGGTCTGCCTGATGTTTTAGTAATCTTATTCATAATTTTTTGGAAAAAAACAAACTTCTTCGAGTCTAG